ACCCCTGTCAGATTGTCTTATTGCTTTATTGTAGATAGAATTCAAAGCACCCTTACCTTCCAGCTTGTTATCAATTGTAATATCTATACTTTCTATTTCTGCAGTGACATCAGTATTCTTTTCTTTTATTACAGACCCTAGACAGATTAAAGGTTTTCCTTTAAATGCTGTTGGAGTACCTGCAAATTTCGCATTCTGAATTGTATGATCCATTCCGATTAAAGTTGCCGTTCCAGTTATATAAGCTTCCAGCTGGGCATTTATCTTCAAACTTGATATTAAACAGTCCTGAGCATATTCATGAATATCACTTTCAACATTATCAGTAATAAGTGTTAGATAATTGTTATATGCATCATCAGGAGTAAATTCAAGATTTTTTGTTGCTACTGTCTTGCTTTTGAATCCTGCCCCTAACAGGAACATCTCCATTTGCCCCGTAGTTAATTCAACCGCTACATCACCATTTACCTCCACTTTAGAAACAAAACCATCTTTTTCCCAACGCCCTGTTCCAATTGCCTTTGAACTTACTTTATTGACATTTGGAGTAACAGAACTTGAAGTTGCAGCTAAAAGACTGACATCTGTAGTCTGTGGAGTTCCTTTTGCAGTCTGCTTTCCTAATAAAAATCTTACGTCCATTTCTTCCTACCTTTCTTTTATTTCCATTCTTATTGTCATTTCTACTATTCCAGTCAAATCATTTTCATTCTCTTTGATGTTCTGAACAGAATATTCATAATTAATTGCTATAATTTTCTTTTTGACCTCTTCATCAGCCATTATCTTTTCCAGCAAGCTGTTCATCTCTTTTATTACTTCTAATGAATTCGTGCGTAAGTTATTAAAATAAAAATAATAAAGATTCATGATACTTGTGTATTCTTTTCTGCCACTCACTCCTATAGTAGTACTTCGTCTACTTGAAGGCTCTAATAAGAATTTACTGTCATTCAATGAACCAAAGTCATTATAAAAACCAAACTCGCACTGTTTCCCACTTATTCTTGATACAGCTTCCTTTAATGTTTCAATCATTTTAATTCTCCTAATACACTCTTATTCTTGAATTATTAGCTCTTTCTTCCTGTTGCTTCTGCCTTTTTTCCTTATCTTGTCTAATAATGTCCTCAATAAGATTATCTAAAAATATTCTTTTGTCCTGTGTGAAACTTTCCATTTCCAACTGTGCAAAAAGTTCATACTGTATATAGTTATTTTCAAGTATTTCTTTCTGCTTTTCAGTTAGAATAATTTCTCCAAGTCTCATTTCAATAAAAGCATTAGCTTGCTTCTTCAATTCTTCTATTTTTAAGCTTATATCCGTCTCATTCATTCCTAAACGAACAAGACGGACTTTAAGCATTTCACTTAATTCATAAGCCATTTGTTACCACCTACTAAGGTTTTATTGTTATTTTCC